TTAAGAGAAGCCAAAAAGAATTTGAAGATGCTGGAGCTAAGCAATATGGGTTCCCAACCGATTGGGGGTATACCTCAAGTTCTGTGTTTAGTACTTGGCAGGCGGTTAGTGTAGGTTCTTTTGTATCAGATCCTAGAGTGTGGCAACCGGGGGAACCTGGGTCTAGATTCGGATATTTAACTGGACCTATTAGAATGTTCAATTTAACTACTACAGCCCCTCGCCACCTAGCAGCTTACGAAGCAGGTGTGCGGAATGATAATATTGATGAGTTCGTAGAAGATTATAACGAGAGAGCTCCCACATCTGAAGAGTTAAAAACCAGCATAGTTCCATTTACTGCCCACTTTTCATACGATGATAGGCAGCGGGGGATAGATATGGGACTTGATGCTTTACGGGATTATAATGGTCCTAAATTCTTCATAGGAGGTACATCTCACCATAATGCACCTAAAAACTATCATACCGAAAAGCTATATGAAGATACAAGTATAGCATGGTTTAATCGTTATTTAAAAGGAGAGTTAACGGCACTAGATGCTTTGCCTACCGATAAGGACTACTATTTCATGGAGACACCTTATGAGGTATCTTCATACCATGATTATGACCACGTTCGAACTTACCATGAAAGGGACGTTGATAGACTTCCCGCAAGCACTCACGTACCTTATGTATTATCGTTTAATAACGACACGGGACGAAATGAACTAATACAAGCGGATCCTCAAACCATTATCAATCAAAACCCAAATAATGTTTACATGGACTTTGCTCCGTCCAGACACGCGGACAACTATGATGTAACGTCCACCTCTAGGTTTATCGATGAAATTATAGTCCGGAGAGATGCAGGTAAGGATGTAGTTGATTCAACTAAACTCTTCAAAGCCTTATGGGCCGAACGCAATGAAGAAATATATTTTTCCGATATATTAGAGGAAGACTATTTATTTGTGGGGGAGGTAAGTGCATACTGCTCATTTGAAAGTAATGCTGCTGGAAACATCGGGTTTGATTTGCTAGACCGCTCACCTTCAGATGAATTTGGCGAGGCACCTAGAGTTAGAGTAGTTACTCCCGGATCCCAAGGGTATGAAAGCGAAGTAAACCTACAACAGAGAGTACTCAAGTCCAGATTTCAATGCTATACATTTAAAGCAGGTCATCAGATAGGATTTAGGATTAAGAACCATACTTTCTTTGAAGCAGCTCCCGATCCAAATATGGAGGCTACTGACCTACAACTGTTTGAGAAGAAGAGAGCCTTTGAAATATGTCCCTATTTTACTCCATCTAGATTCGCATTTAATGTTCATGATGGGATGACTTACATTAAACTCCCTTTAATTCCAATGGGTGTACCCGTATAGGCTATATAAACAATTTGGTTAAATTTACTAAAAACACCAAGCAACCCCTATAAATAATGTAGAGGTATTTAATATGATCACTGTACAAAATCTAACGAAGCAAAGCATGGAAGTTATATTCCACGATTCTCAGGAATACATCCATTACTGGCTTAAAGGACGGACCTCTGTATCCGTACCTAAAGAGTTTATCACTGAAACTACCCGTAATCTAGCCTCTAGAAAGATACTTAAAATCTCTAAACTAATAACAAAATAATGCCTACTTACTCAAGCCCCGGAAACTATGTAATCGAGAAAGATTTCTCAGAATACGCACCCGCAGTCAACTCTTCAATAGCTGGAGTAGTTGGATTCGCATCAAGAGGACCCGCTAACAAAGCTACTCTAATCACAAGCCCTTCTCAACTTGTTAAGACTTTTGGCAATCCTGAGGACTCTGAAGGAGGTCAAGGCTTAATGGGAGCCATTGAAATCCTATCTAAAACTAACTCAATTTACTATGTAAGAGTAGAGGACGATGAAACCGCACAAGAGGCTACAGTTGAAATACCTTGGGGTGTATGCCCTACCTCAGTTCTGGGAGGAATACCTAAGAACAAAAATATTAGATTTCTTATAACCGCTACTAATTCAGATGGAGTTGATATTACACCAGGTCTTGAAGATGTGTACACAATGAATGTAGCTACAGGGAACAACCCTCAAAATGCTATTCTGAACGCCAATTCAGCAATACAATCCAGAGACTGGCCTTGGACAGTTGTTCCAGCTATAGAGTCCGGCGAAACTCAGAGAGTAATATTTGTTGCGTCTAACCCCGGGCAAAATGCATATATCTCAGTATCTGCCGTCGACGCACTGAAGGATGCGGATGGAGCAGATGTTAAAACAGCTGGAGTTACTTGGACTACGTTTAAAACAGATGGTACTTACGAAACAGGTTACGACAAACCAAGGGATGGCGGAGAAAGAGGTTGGGATATCACTTCTGATTCTGACGGAGGTACTTACCAAGTCGCATCCTTGCATACAGGAGCCGGGTACAATTCTCAAGTTTTAAATACCGCAGCAGGAGTTGTTAATAAAGGTATTAAGCTTGAGGTAAGATCAGCCCCAGAAGATTCTACAGATATTAATGTTATGGAAGGTGGAGTTTTAAGCGAGGGGTATTCTGTAACTTTCGTGGATAGTGGAATGTTCTTCGAGGATGTTATTAATGTTAATAATATAGACCCCGTGTCAGAAACCATTAAAGCATTCTTTACTAATAGTAGATCATGGAACCCTCCATCAATTTGGAGTGAGCAATTAAATCCAGGTACAGGTACTGGAGTTAAAACTCAACGAGGTTTAACTCAACACATTGACCAACTTCCTAGATTCCTAAAAATGCTATCAGGAGATTATCCTCTACTAGGTGGAGCCAATGGAGATATTCCTGGTGGCGGAGCAATTTCTAATAAGGTAGTAGCTTCAATAGTTGGTAATAGTACTGACAAGTCTGGAATTTATGCTTTAGATGATGACTCATTAAACCTCTCTATGGCTTGCGTACCTGGAATTACTGAAGAGAATATTCAGAATACTTTGATTACTTTAGCAGAGACATCCCAAAATTTTCTAGCTGTAGTCTCACCTCCCGCAGCTCTAGGTTCTACACAGAAAGCTGTTAACTGGCATAACGGGCACGGAAGTTCTAGATCCGCAGCTATCAACAGTAGCTACGCTGCTATTTATTGGCCATGGCTAAAAACGTTTGACGTAGGGACTGCCTCAGACATTTATATGGATCCTGCCGCATATGCTGTTAGTATTATGTGTCACACGGATGCAGTATCTGACCCATGGTTCGCGCCTGCAGGTCTTACTAGAGGTAGATTAACTAAACCCACAGACGTAGAGATTATTCTTAATCAGGGAGATCGAGACGCTTTGTACCAACCTGGAAATTCTATTAACCCTATTGCAAAATTCGCACAAGATGGAATTTGTATCTGGGGTCAAAAAACAGCGCAAAGGACTCCTAGCGCTTTGGACCGGGTTAACGTTCGTCGTATGATGATCGTAATTCGTAAGATGATTTTAGCTGCAACTAGAAGTATTGTCTTTGAGCCAAACGATCCTATGACATGGAACAGAGTTGTTAATTTACTACAACCTGCGATGGATGATATTCGTCGAAGACGAGGTATCACTGAATTTAGAGTTGTTTGTGATGAAACTACAAATACTCCATTAAGAATTGACCGTAATGAGATGTGGTGTAGAGTTCTAATCAAACCTACTAAAACTGCTGAAATCTTGGTCTTTGAACTAAACTTAACAGGGCAATCTGCTAACCTTGGCGGATAATACTATATAATACGGAAACATAATTAAATGGCTAACGCATACTACGCAACACAAACAAACAGAGTTCTTAATAATGGGGAACTTCCATTCTTATCCCACGATTTAGAATCATACCGCGCATTTCAATGGGAGGTAGAAATTATTCTACCTACTGGAATGGAAGGAGAGGAAATGTTAACTTTAGCTGCCAAATCGGTATCTCAAGTTGCATTTACGTCTGAGGATATTATTGTAGAACGTGCTAATGATAAGTACTACTACCCAGGGAAGGTTACACCTGAAGAAGTTACTATTACCTTTGACAACCTAGTTAAAGGGGGAGTCGCTGAAAAACTATACGATTGGATGTCAAATACATACGATCCTATTCACGGAGTATTCACTCCCCAGTTTATGAGCGGTCAAGGTGGTTTTAAATCACACATCAGAATTTTCCAATTAGATAATGCGATGTTCCCTGTAAAGCATATTAATCTATACGGAGCATACCCGAAAGCTTGGAAACTAGCTGAGTTTAATTACGGTACTAATGAGTTTCACTCAATTGAAGTAATTGTCCGCTACGACTTCGCTGTACAATACGCAGGTTTAGATACGTAATTTTAAATAAAAACTTACTGTTATAGGGTAGTTTCACATGTGAGACTATCCTATCTTATTTTAAAACATGAATTCGTTCCAATCTCTCCTAAACTCTTATACCAAGTTACGTAAGCGGACTTATAAGATTTCGGTGCTATCTGAAGCTCACCAAGCCGCTAAGAGGTCGAATTTAGGTAAAAATGTAGACAAAGAGGGTAAGCCACTGAAAGACGGTTCAAGGATGTCCGAGGAAGAGTTTGGGAACACTAACGAGGTTTACACGAAGCTGTCAAATATAGGCGCTTTTTCCTTTAGAGAGGAGATTCTTTTAAATATCACGTCTTGGGAAAACAATACTAGTAAAGACCAAAATGGAGACGTCTGGCAGACTGAGAAAGGGCTAATAGGTATTAAGGGCGCAGGCTCCTTTACCCAGAGTTTTAATACCGCTGATGAACCTAAGATAATTCAAATTCTTTCAATGCAGGACAAAAATGGTAAATATGTTTACAGCAATGATGATTCCGATGTAGCGAACATCGACCCAGCTGCAACACATATGCCAAGCGCTGAGCAGATTGCAACATCCACAAATAATCTAGAAGCCGCAAACAATATTATAAGTATAGTCGAGGAATTATTCGAAGGGGAATATGATTTCAACTTTGATAGATGTAAGGGTGCTTTTACTGTTCCCAATCCAAACTCTCCTTTCTTTAAAGAGAAATACATGCTTCATAGAGCTATAGGTGCATTTTTTACAGGGGAAGGTAGGGATTTTCCTGAAGAGGCATTACTACAAGCTAGTGAGGATATTAAGGAACTAACTGGATTTCTGAAGACTCATATGGGTGACTTAAGCAAGGATAAATGTATAGAGCCAACTGATCTTGCTGAAGTAGAAAACATGAGAAATAAATTCTTCTTTAAGAATAACTATCTAAGCTACGGTAACTTTGAAAGCTCTAACATGGACACCCCTAAACTTGTGGATGCTTTTACAGAAGTGTTTGAGGATAAGGAAAGGGTGTCAAGAGTTAGGGACTCTCAAAAGTTAAAATCTGATAAAACCCCTGTCAACCCCTTTTTAGCAGCTTACGAAAAGGCAATCAATGATCCTTCCCCAGCACTCGCTATATCTGCGAGGAGGGGTGGAGCTGCTCGTAATCCTCTTATAGATATTATAGATAAATTTAATAGTGAGTCGCTTGGAATATGTGGCGACGAGGGATCTCCAATATTTAGAACGGATACCTCTGATACCCCTACTACTCTGTTATCCGATATAGCGGAAACCTCTCCCCAGTTAAATTGGCTCTACCATCAGATACAGAAAGGGGAAAAGGAAGGAAGAAATATGGGAGTGGAAAGAAAACAACTAAGTGAATCAATGAATAGGATTGTGGATTTTGCTTTACAAAAGACTGAAGACATGGACGCTATTATCAAGTTGAAATTGAGACTTGAGAACGCTAGCGATTCTGATGAAGCCTTCATGAACAGCATGTACATCCAAGCTGAGAACTCTTTTATAGAAAGCGGCTCATCAGCCCCAGAATATACTAATAGGCAGAATGCTGCGAAAGCCATTGCTCAGATATTAGCTCTAGATTATGTCGGAGATGGAGTATCTCCTATGCTTCGCCAAGGTAATTTTGCAGGAAAAGTAGAACTCGTAATGGAGATTAATGGAAAACCTATTAATAAGATGGTAGGGGTAAAGAAGGGAACGGAAGGAGTAGCTAATACGGAGGAGTTTGATGAGGATGGTAATTATGTCGGCGTTGGGCAGGATACCGTAGTTAAAGCAGATTATGCTCTTAAATGTAATACCTTAGCAGATGTCCATGAAGTGTTTAGGCTCTTTGATATAGATAAAACTTCCCCGGATGCGAAATTAACCTTAAACCGTCATAGAGATGGGAATTGGTATATTGAAATTTCTGATAAATTATACAACTCCTCCGTGTTTACTAGTACTGGCATGTTAAAGATGAGACATGCCTTGAATAATGATGATATATTCGACCACCACATAGACTCTGTGGCACATATGGGAATTAAGGATAAAGATAAATTTTCAGTAACCTGCAAGGCCGTTAGAAAATCCTATAATGCTACATTTAAAAAATCCAGAGCACAACTTCTAGGAGATGAGAGTAAGGCTAAAGCAACTCCTGAAGATTCTAAACTTGGACGTTCTGCATTAAATGAGAGACTGTTAGGTCTAAAGACAAAATATGGACCTGACATGGGTCCTGACGGTAAGATGGTATTAGAACTAGAGCTTGAACTTAAGGAGTTCGACAAGAAAAATAAAGGTCTAAATATAGATGATGTAGAGGGATCTAAAGAAATGATAACTCACGCAGAGAAGATATGCCATCTAATAGCTCGAGTAGAGTTAATGGATGAGCAGAACAGTATGACAGATAAGAAACTAAAAGCTCAACACCAGGTTGCAGAGGCTGTACTCTACAGTGTGGGATCTATGTCTTCCGGAGTCTGTCTTGGAAATGTGAAACACGGTGGAACAGGATCTGAAAGATTCTCAAACCAGGACCAAAGATTAATCTTAGCCGCTGCATTTAACGGGGATTCTGGTATAACTCTAAAACGTTCAGGTAAAGCGTATTCCACACATGACGAATATTTTGATAGTGTGTCTGGACACTACGGAGTTCGATCACGACTAGATTCGATCACATCTACTGGAAAGGTAGATGCGAAGGCTACTCGAATGACTGCTGGGAGATTACGAGAAGAACTCAGACTTTCCAAGCTTAAGTAAATCATCTAATAGGTAGATGTAATACTTACTATTAATAAGAGCTCTCTCGCTCATATCAAATTGATGTTGGCATATTACAATCTCTTTCTGACGGTCTTTCTTATACACTAGTAGCCAAGGCTTCTGAGCAGCTCTACCATCTCTACGAGCCTGTTCTATAAATTTAAAGAAATTACTTTTAGGCTTCCATAAATCTTCAAGCGTGATATCGTAGCCTCGCTTAGCTTCTATTACAAATCTAAAATTTTCAGGGGTAATTAAGTCCCCATGAATCTGAAGATGTTTAGGAAGTGTATGGGTAGTAGCAAAAGCACCTGAACCTGGGGTTCTACTAAAGTCCTTAGTGTTAAATCTAAGATTTAGCTTCTTAGCTAGCTGTCTCTCATAGGAAGCTCCCTTACGCTTACCATTAACTCTAGGTTTGACGTAAAAATCATTTTCTAATTTTAGCAAATCATTTGGGTTTTTTTTAGGTACCATATACTATAATAGAGTGTGGAAAATAAAAACAAAGTTATTCTAGCCACTTTCGATCCAACCAAGATCAATTGGAAATTCACTGTAAAACAATCTAAACGACGTATGAAATTATATATTAAAATGAGTAAAGCTGAAACAGCCCAATGGGACGAACTTAGCAAAGCTGCAAAACCTCCGGAAATGTCAAACGATGAGTTTGCCAAAGTTCTATTCTACCGTGGAATCGACGCCTTTATGAGCCAAATGACTGACATGATTAATAACATGTCTGATGAGGATAAAGTAAAGGCGTTCGAAGAGGTAGGTGCTGAAATTCCTGAAGAGTTGAAAGAACCTACACGCGAAGAGCTAGCTGCTCTTGGAAATATTAATTCAGAAGCTCCTACTAAAGAAGATGCCTAGGACTATAGAAATAGTAGAAAAAGAGAGTATGTTAAACAATATCTTCCGTAGGAAGAAAGAGAAGAACTTTAATGTACTCTACTATTCTAAGTGGGATAAATATTCTACTAATCTTTTAGAACATTTAGCTGAATGGGTTAAACAGGACGGAGATGAAACTTTACATATTGTAAATAGCTGGGATCTTCCCCATTCATTTGTAGCATATAACGTTACCCAAGTTCCTTGCCTCATACAAGCTATAAAAGGTCGTATCCGGAAAACCGAATACTTACCTTATATTTATAAAAGCTTTAATAATCGGAATCGGGCTTAGTGCCTGTTTTGAGATACTCCGGAGTTCGTAAATCTTGATACTTCTTAATCTTCTCCTGATACTTCTTGTTTTTAGTATACATTAGTTTAAGGTTGTTTACGATAACTGTAGTAAAGTAGTTGAAAGCTGACCCATGTTCTGGGTCAAAATTCTTAAGGACCTTGAAAGCTAAGACATAACATTCCTGTCTTGCATCATCAGGGTCCACTCTAAATTTGAAAGTGTGTAAAATATTTGTAATTAAGAGACCCAGTTTCTCAACCAAATCACTTTCATATGTAGGAGGGTCAGCAAGATAGTTCTTGATT